CTGGGAACCATATAATCATCTAACTAGATCTATATTAATCCTATCAATCATTATAGGTATAGTAGTAACATATAAGGTAGTCAAAAGAATACGAAATAAAGGCGGGAATCTTGGGAATAAGCGTTAACTGGTCAGATACCTATGATATATTTGCTAAGATAATGTGGCTATGGTTTCATGGCATGAGTGTTTTATTTGTAGGCGTAACGCTGTATATATTTTGGGCTACCATTAAGATATGGAGAGAATAGATAAATATGCTACAATATTGTCATGATCAGGGTATTATGCTACAAGTGTGGGGTCGTATTTGAAAAGGATTACGATGTCAAACCAATATGCCCTAATTGCATAAAACTTGGACGGCAGCAAGAATCATCCCTTTATAGCCTTATTGACCAAACCAATTAACCTTTTCTTGGATATCTTCTTGGCATTGAATGTCTCCGTATATCCCCCATATGGCATATTCCCCTTATCCAGATAGTGTCCGTATTTGTCTCTTAGGGTTTGTAGTACTATGGATTCTATTCTTCTGGCTTCCCCCCGATTTTGAAAATACCAACCATTAACTAATTCCCATCCCTTGGTCCTGTGTTGGCGAAACCTTTTGCCTGTGATATCCGATATACCTATCTTTATGGCATTATATTTTTTATGGTAGATAATATATAAAATAGATGGATCCATGAGCCTATTATAGACCATCAAACCTATTGCTCGTGTCGAGCATATAATGTTTGTATTTCTATTTTCCGCCGAATTTTAAAACATTATTTATGTTATAATGACAATATGTTAAATCCAAGCCCGAACCCTGAAAAAACAAAATGGATACAACACGCTGAAGGCGTATACGAAATTGAAGAATTTTTGACTGAAAAAACTCAAAATTTATTTTTATCTATGATAGATGACGATGGATGGGCAACCTTTAGTTATGGCAATATAGCAAAACCAATAAATCCAGAAAATCAATTAAAAATAAAAGAATTAGTAAGTAATAAAATTAGTTCTATGTTTTTAAATGTAAGCGAATTGACTACAATCGGAAGCCTAAGAAAACTCACAAAGGGCGACAATATGGCATTACATAAAGATAACTCACATCAGGATGATCGAGGCACAATAATGTTTGGTATTGTTATTTATTTAAATGATGATTTTTCTGGCGGAGAACTTTTTTATCCAAGTCTAAACCTAAATATAAAACCAAAAGCAAGAAGTTTGGTTGTACATGATGCTAAACTAGCGCATGGTGTTAAAAATGTTACATCAGGCACTAGATATTGTGTAACTACTTTTGTTTTTGGAAATGAAAGTACCAAACTTATAGTAGAATCATAGTTTTATTGTACTTGACATACCCTGTCAAATTTGATATGATTGAATGATGATAGTAAAATTATCTTCAAAAGAAGTAAGAATGTGTACCCTTCTTGCCATTGAAAGATGGATAGAAAAAAGGGGGTCTATTGATAAACCTAACTACGCCAAAGGCAAGGCAATTGGGGCCTTAGAGCATGAACTATTGGCAAATATAAGGTCAAATGTTTGTGAGTGGGCTGTAGCAAAATACTACAACCTTTCTTGGAATTGTCCGTTATATCCAAATGATATTCATAAAGATCGTAAAGATCTTCCTGACGTTGGCATTAATGGGGAAGTAAGGTGTGTTAGGACAAAAACCTCTATACCGTTTTGGTCAAAAGATATCAACAAGCGTATTTATGGGGCAAAGGTTTTAGATACAGAATATTTTTCTGAAGTAGAAATATATGGCTCAATTGACCCTAAAGACTTTATGAAAGATGAATATCGTAATGAATCTGAAAATAGTTGGAGGGTTCCAGTAGAGCACTTTCAACTCCCGCCTAAACACTAAAATATGGTATACTAATGAAATGTCTAAAAATCCATTTGACCCGTCGCTAAGTGTAGAAGAATTAGCAGAACTGTGGGAACCTAAAAAAGAATATATAGAAAAAGACTTATGGGTAATCCGTAACTTCTTAACCGAAAAAGAGTTAGTATGGCTTAATGAAGAGGCCAACAACTTAGAGGAATGGTATACAACAATGCGTTCTCCTTACGGAGGCAACATAAAAAATAAATTTTTAGGTTATATACCAGATTATGATGAGCAAGGTAATTTCTTAGTTCCAAATGCCAACTCAAAATGGAGAAAGGAACAAGACATAATAGCATTAATTGAAAAGAGAATAGAGTCAGTTGTTCCTAAAGAGTTTGGTGGCGCTGGTGCTCTTCAATCTTTTTTTGAAGTTCCTGATGATAAAATTATGGAAGAGTTAGGACGAATTCCAGACTATGCAATGGGATGGCATTATGAAAGAGATGATCATGATGACGAAGAAAGTCAAAAAATTATAGTTGAGCATTCTAAAACTCAGGGCAAAAAAATAACCAGTGCTGGAAAAATTTCAGCATCTTTTAATGTTTATATTAATGATAATTTTGATGGTGGAATATTAGAGTTTAGAGAAAAAGATTATGTAATCAAACCAGAGGTTGGAATGCTTGTGAATATTCCACTATATAGGGAGTTTGAGCATAGGGTTACAAAAGTTACCAATGGCAACAGACATACCATTTATGGTAGATGCTGGGACAGCATTGACAATAAGTATTATTCAACCAACGAAGATTGTTAGTTAATGAATAAGCGCACATTAAGAGATGGTAGCCAAGTAGACTCCTTTGATCATCCAGTAGACCTCATTATTCATACCAAGGCTCCTGCCAAATGGCTAATAATAGACAGAGAGACTGGTCAAGAGTATGTTGGATCAGAAATTACCCATCCCGCTTTTGGAGAGGCGCTGAGACAAAAAGTCATAGAATGCAAAATAGGTTCCTGGATTAAGATAAAAGATAAAAATGGCAAAAATATCAAAAATTGACTTAGTGTATAATGAATAGTATGGTAGATACAGACAGCAAAAACAACAAATCTGTTGTTGCCGATTCCACTAAATACTGCTACTATTGTAGTAATGAGTCAAAATATATTCAGCCAGAATCATTTACTGGTGCCATAATATATGTTTGTGAATCGCACTTTTCTTATAAACATTGGGGGTAGATAATGATGAACACACAAGAATGGTCAAAAGAAACTAAACAAAAGGTTACAATATCTTTCGTACTTATTGTAGCAGCCATTATCATTTTTTCTCTTATTTAAGGGAGAACAGAGATGAGGCAGTCTAACGATATTAGGTCTGAAAGCCAGCGTCAAAGGTATGAAAAAAATAAAAAGCGGATCTCTGATAAACATTATTTGTCTAAGCAACAAAAATGGGAAATCAAAGAAAGGCTTCGCATTATATCTGAGGCTCTTGAGGGTAACTTTACAAAGTAGTCAGTTTGCTGTATAATCAATATATGACGACTAGAGTGGTTATTTGTCCCGTGTGCCAAAAGGAGACAGAGGTGCGTTGGGGCATATTTGCTCATGATACACTTAATAGACACTTAAAGGAGCACAAATGAAAACATATTCGTTTCCAGATCCAGACAACGACAAATATGAAATAGTGATTCCCCCTGATATTATTAAAGATGTTATTTTGCAGCATGTTAAAACTACATTTTATTGGTCTGTTGGTTTGTTTAGTTTAATTATTGGCATTTTGATTGGTATAATTATATGAGAAAACAAGTTGAGTTTACAGAAGAGCCTGATGAGACAGTTATAACATTACGAACCAACTGTCCTGAAAAATATTTACTTATTGACAGAGAAACTGGCAATGTGTTTATTGCTCAATACACTGGAGAATGGGAGTTGATTCGTGATGGGTCGATTAGATAATGCAGTTGTAAAGCATCAGTCAAAGCCACCATTACGATGGATCGCAAATTGGGCGGGATCCATAGCATCTTCTGGGCTGTTAGAAGTATCTTATATGGAAGATGAAGGCATGACTGATACATTTAGATATAAATTTCATGGATGGAAATGGGATACATTCTGGCCTTTATACGAAAAATATGGAACAACATATAGGTTAGATATGGATCTGAGTGGTCCTGGTTGGGATGATTATGATGAGAACGGTGTTCCATATTGGGACAAGTGGACAAAATGGGATTACGAAGACGAAGAAACAGGCGATGCATTTAGGATTATAAAGAAAGGTAATTGAAGATAATGCACCCAGATGATATAAGAACCAAGGCGGGACAAGAATTATTTAACCGTATCAATATGATCTATGGAAGTCACGTCTGGGGAGAAGTTTTGCGTGGGATTATAGAAATAGAAAAGGAGATGGAAAATGATATATCACAAACATTTATTGGTCAACGCTAAAGTTCATGATCCAATTGATACGGAGCAACAAGGTATTGATTTTCTGAAAAATCTTGTAGAAAAAATTGACATGAAGATTGTACAAGGTCCCTTTGCAAGTTATGTTAATAAAAAGGGCAACAGAGGCTTAACTGCCGTAGTTATGATAGAGACTAGCCATATAGCATTTCATATATGGGATGAGGCTGATCCTGCTTTGGTTCAGTTTGATCTTTATACCTGCGGAAGTTTAGAACTTGAAAAAGTGTTGCAGATTTTTAAACAAACCTTTAAAGTTGATTCTTTAGAGTTTGTTTTGTTTGATAGAGAAAATGGATTTGTTGAAGAAGTCTCAGGAAAGGACTACAGATGAAAAAAATATTTATATCATTGTTGGTTGCCGTTGGCATTGTTGCTACATTTATTTCAATCTCTTTTGCTAAACTAGCACGATCAATGGACGACTTGGAAGATGCTTGGGATAAAGAAAAGGAAGATGACGATTTATGAGTATGTGCGGATGTGGTTTTTCAACCGAGTACCCCATGTGCAATGGTACGCACAAGGTTGTAAAAGAAATTAAAGATAAGATCATTGCTGCAATAGAAAAAATACCACTTGAGAATAATGGGGCACAGTTAAATGCTGTAGGAATGAAAATTTTAGTCTTAGATATTATTAAAAAAACTAGAGGAGTTTAATAATTAATTTTCAATCCGAATCTAAGAAAAGCGGAGATGAATTTGAAGATCTTGTTTTTGCAGATTTAAAATCTCGTGCGTTTAAATCAATAAGTAAGAATGTTTATATGCCTGGTACTGGGTGTGAGGTAGACTTTGTTGCTTATGGAGAGAGAAATGAGTATGTTGAGTCTAAGGGCGGTAAAGATAGTGACAATAAAAGACCAGGGGCACAAAGAACTGACAATGTTAAGAAGGCTATAGCAAATGGATCTTTGATTAAACTCAAATACCCTGACATTTATTATGTAGTTTACTTTTCTGCCAAAGCAAATACAGGTAGTTATTCACATGAAATGTTGGAACTTGCCCTATGCAATAAAATTATTGATGAAGTAAGATATTTGCAACAAGAAATGCCTGTAATTGATAATCAATTGCTTTTGTTCGGTATAATATAATCATGAAAATTTACTATTTTGGTGGTCTACTTTCATCAAAAGCAAATAATATTGATCAACTTGAAGATGCCCATTGTGATGGAGTTCTTTTTACGTATAGCCCATCACAAGGAGATTTTTTTGTAAGCATTGCAAAAACCATGAGGCTTGATCAAAAAATAAAATACATGGTTGCAATTAGGCCACATGCGTTATCTGCACAATATTTAACAATGATACATCAATCTATAAACGATATACAAAAAGATAGATTACAGATTAATATTATTGCTGGACATATTAAACCCGAAGAGGTTGAATTTGGTGGACTACTTGGTTCAATGACTGACAAATCTTCAATCCCAGATAGAACAAATTATATGATAGATTATATAAAAGAACTCGACAATATGAAAAAAAATAATATAGATATACCAGACTGTTATATTTCGTGTACAAATGTTTATTCTTTAGAGGCAGCAGCAAAACTTAATTATAAAATAATATTTTCATATTTTCATTATAAGTTTGGTTATTTTTTAGATAAAAGCGTTAAAGGTAACGAAAAACCTGGGGATGCTTTTGATTTGTCGGGTAAAAAAATTATGCTTGCCATTACTCCAATTATTAGAGATACGCAAGAAGAAATAGATAATGAATTTCCTAAAAATGTAATGGTGCATACTCATGATGGAAAATCGTATAAAGATAGGCCAAGATTTGCAAAAGACACAGCATATTTTACATATGATAAGTTTGTGTCTTTTCTAAAAGATTTAGAATTAAAGGGAATTCATGAAGTACTCCTTAATGGCATTCCAGAAAATGAAAGGGGCAGATTGATTAATTATATCAAAAAATACAAAGAGGGGCAGTAGTTGACAATCGGTGGGCTTTGTTCTATAATTAGTATGTAAGTAAACAACTCAAACAGAAAGGCTTTACAATGAAAAAACTTATCGCTATTATTTTTGCAATCTCTTTGATTGCTCCCTTGCCTGCACAGGCAAATGATGATTTAATTAATATTAATGCAGCAGAGGCTTTGTTGGAAAAACAAGGTCTCTCAGATCCAACCTCTGTAAAAGAAATTGAAAAAGAAAGACAAAAACTATACAAGATTTCGGTTGGTCTAAAAACTTCTGATTCTTCTATGGATAGCGGATGGATATATGTAAAGAAATATTTTGAAGGTTATGGAATTTATGAAGATTGTTTAAAGTCAGAAATTGGTAAAACAACAAAATTTACAAGTTTAATAACTGGCAAAAAAGTTTCTGTAACATGTAAAAACTTAGGCTCTATGGGTCTTCGATATGTTGACAAATATTATCAAAGTAGAAGTACAGGCACAAAAACTTCAAATGGTAAATGCTGGGTAAGTGGATATATAAAATCAAATGGAACTCAGGTAGATGGATACTATAGAAAGTGTAGAGGATAATAATATGGCATTAAGATTTAGAAAGAGCATGAAAATCATACCAGGGGTTAGACTTAGTCTAAGCAAGGGTGGAATTAGCACATCTCTTGGAACTACTGGCGCAAGAATGACGCTTGGCTCAGACGGTAAAGTTAGGGGTACTGTTGGTATTCCTGGAAGTGGTTTATCTAATACAGAAGTATTGGGTGCCAGCAAGGGTAAAAAGAAAAAGTCAACAAAGACTACCGAAACTGTAGAGAAAACAGAAAAGACAATTATGACGGAGACTGGGGCAGAACTACCATCTCTTGATAATATGCCAAAATATAATTTAATTGGAGGAGTTATTCTTCCTTATTTTATATTTTATTTTATCGTAGGTTCATGGGCTGGTTATCTTGTGGGTGCATTTACCATACTATACTGGCTATATGTTTTGACAATTAGATTAGCAGTTATGTTTCCTGATTTATTTGGCGTAAAAACCAAAGTAGTTAAGGAATAGTAGCCAAGGATGCTACAATAGAATAGACACAGGCACGGTAGGAATGGGAATGGAAGAACCTATCGTGTCTGTGTCCTATGGTCCAGTAGTTCAGTTGGTTAGAACGCTACCCTGTCACGGTAGAGGTCGTCGGTTCAAGTCCGATCTGGATCGCCTTGGCACTATCGTCTATCGGCTAGGACATCGCCCTTTCACGGCGGAAAGACGGGTTCAATTCCCGTTAGTGCTGCAACGTAAAGTTATGCTATGATAGGCTTATGGAAAAAAAATATTTAGATGAAGATAAGCAAGTTTGGATTATTGAAAATTTTCTTACTCAGGAAGAATTGACATGGTTTAAAGAACAAACAGACGATCCAAATGGTTGGTATCCTACAATGAGATCACCTTATAGAAATATTTTAAATAAGTTTTTAAATATTGTGCCTCGATATGATGAAACTGGTAACATAGAATTTCCCAACGAAACTTCTGAGGTTTTAGATTTACCAATTTTTACAAAACCAGACGGTGTTTGGCAAAGACTTGAATCTGTTTTACCTCCAGTCTATGGAAGACATGCAACATTACAAAGTTTTAAGTATATGACAGATGAAGAGATTGTAGAAGCAGCGAATGAAAGCATGTTAAGAGAGTATCAGGTTAAGCGTGAAGAGATAGATTTTGCCATGTTCTGGCATCAAGATCCCGATCATGAACAAAACATTGTTTGCTCTTTTAGCCTTTATTTAAACGATGATTTTGATGGTGGGGAGTTAGAGTTTGCAGAAGTTCCTATTAAACTAAAACCAAAGGCTGGAACTCTTGCAGTAATACCTGGTGGGCATAAGTATAGGCATAGGGTAAATAAAGTATTAGGCCCTAACTCAAGACATACCCTATATGGAAATTCATTTATAGACCCCTCTAAAATACCCCAAAGCACTAAAGATGACTGCTAAAATAGTGTTATAATAATCCTATAATTATCAGGAGGTAATTGATGAAATCAATATATGATATCGAGTTGACATCAGCCGAAGGACAACCACATTTCTTGCAGCAATTTAAGGGCAAGGCAGTTATGCTTATTAATACTACAGTTGGTTGCGGAAACGCTGGTCAAATGGAGTCTATCCAATGGATACAAGAAGATCTTGGCGGACAAGATTTTTCTGTTGTTGCAATCCCAACCAATGATTTTTGTGGACCAAGCATTACGAAGGGTAAGTGGTCTAAGGGCATTACATGTGGTTTGGATTCAAAGAATTACGGCATAGATGTTTATGGCGTTACATTTCCATTTTCAGAAATGATTACATCTAACCCTGCAGACATTCCATTAGAGGCCCCATGGCTTGGCAAAGGTCCAGGGGGTAATGGTAACGGCGAACCTTTTGGAGAAAGACACGAACTTTATCTAGAAGTTTCAAGACAAGTCGTAGCGATTCAAGAAAAAATAAGAGAAAATAATATTGTACAAAAAACAGATTATGAGTCAAGATATTTAAATGAACACAATGGTGGCGTTACAATGAATTGTAATTTTGAAAAATATTTAATTGACAAAGATGGCTACGTTGTAAAACACTATCCTTGTACAACTTTAAACTATGATGTTGAACGAACACTAAAACAAGATCTTGCAGAAAAACACATTCTTGCACAAATGGGTCCAGACCGATCTCCTTCAATTTTTGAGGAAGAGAATCGGGTTATTCGTGATCATATTAAGCGTCTTATGAATGGTGAAAAATCAATTATCAATCCTAACAATATAGTAATAGAAGCATTTCCCGAACTACTTGCAGTTTAATAAAAATATCAACATTCTCCTTTATGATATACTTAATGTATAACATAAGGGAGAATTTTTTATGAGCATATATAGTTTATGTTTTACGGATAACAATAACCAGAACATAAGTTTGTCAACTTTTAAAGACAAGAACATACTTATTGTAAATACTGCTAGTCATTGTGGTTATACCAGTCAGTACGCTGACCTACAAAATGCACAAAGCAAATCGTTGGTAGTCCTTGGCTTTCCATGTAATCAGTTTGGAAATCAAGAGCCAGGAACAACAGAACAAATAAAACAATTTTGTGAGACAAATTTCGGTGTCACATTTCCTATTTCTGAAAAAATTGAGGTAAATGGTCCAAATGCTCATCCAATATATAAATATTGTAAAGATAAAGCCAAAAACGGACAAGATATTGGTTGGAATTTTGAAAAATTTTTAGTATCTGTTGACGGATCTATCACTCATTATCCTAGCCAATGTCAGGTATCAGAAATTTTAAAAAGTTTGTAAAATTATAATGAATTTAGAAAATGAAATAAAAAACATACTTTTTGAAATTGGTAAAGAAATAAAACTTCATAAATTAATTGATGGTAATCTTATTGTTGAAATTGATTATGACAAATACACAGTTCAAATAATGGAACTTATGACTAAATATCTTTCTGAGAATTAGGATGCCAAAATAAAGAATTGTCTGAATATATTTCTGTATCATAGTTAAAATTTTGATAAATAAATGCCTTATCCAAATCATCAAGTTTGTTAAATAAATTTTCTGATGCAGGATTTTTAAAATATTGTTTGTCAATTAATGAAAAATCTGAATTTAATTTTATTTGTAAATCATCAGACATTTTATTTATTAATAAAGAATAATCCATCGTCTGAAAATCTTTATGTCTAATCATTAAGTTAGTCCTTTTAATTCTTTTATATATTAAGTCAATGTCAAACGGCTTATTGTTGTTGTATTCTCTGCGAGACGTGTGTAAAATATGATCGCCATTGGGCTCTAAAAGAAAGTTCTGGGCTTGAAAATTTTTTAAATATTTTAACTCATTCATAATACTATAAATTTCTTGTTTGTCAATCTCTAAATTTTTTGCTTCTTCTGCAACTATAAAGTTTTGAATTTGATTCATTAATCCTTTTTCATTGACAAGCATATGTGCAATAATACTAACAAAATGCTCTGCAGGATCCCTAAAGATACTAATAATGTAGGTTTGATCATCTATTGCGTTATGCCATCCGCCATGTTTTAAAACAGTTTCTGGCAAAGTTATTAGTTCTATGCCGTTATCTTTTAAACTTTGATTAATAGGATTGAGGATGTACTTAGTTAAAAACCTACCACCAGTTTTTGGTATATGTAAAAAATAAACTTTGTTATATTTTAACATCAAGATTTCTTTGCTTTGCTGTACTCTCCATACTTGCCAAGGACTGCTTTTACTGTTCCATCTTTGCGAAGACGAACAACATATCCATCTTTAATTTGTATTGGATTAAATTTACGATGAGGACTATACTGCCCAGAGGACATTATTTAGCCCTTAATGTTTTTAATTTATGTGCAACGATTGTGTCTGTAGGCTTTCCATCACGATACAATCTAATGACTGCTGCGGGATCTTCTTTAGTACCGCTAACGGTTACGTCTGCTCCTGGAACCTTATACTTACCATTAGTAATAATTCTTGTTATCTTACCTTCTGCTTTACCGCCAGAAGAATTCCAAGACACCATAGATCCAACGCCAACACCCTTAAACATTTCAGTAAGTTGTGTTACTCTGTTATGTGTTTTTGCAAAGTTAGCAAACAATGCTTTATCTTTTTCAGCATTTACGATTCTCCTTGACCAAGAATAGCCAGCATCCCCACCCCATGCTAACCACATAATGTACCCATTAGACGGATTGGATTGATTTGCCCAATCCTTCCCCTTTTTGTCTACTTCATGACGAGAAAAATAAGAATACATTCTTTTAACTGTGCTTAATGAAAGGGATTCGCCTCTGGCTAATTGTCCTGCACGAGTCCATCCTACTGATGTTCCAGCACCTTTTGCCTTGCCTTGTTCTTTAAATCTAATTGCTTTTCTTGCTGCCGACCTTGCGCCTGCTGGCGGAGAATATCCATCGGCCTTTGAAACAGAGTCTGTATCATAAACAACTGTATCGTCGTCTTCCCAAAGATCGTCTGCCTTTTTAGCAGGTACACAGTTAGGAACCATGCGTCCACCGCTTCCTGGCTTCATGCCACGCATTACGTAGCCAGACCAACAAGGGGCCTTTTTCTCTAGTTCTTCTGGACAGCATTCAGACATATTAATAGTATACCATAGATTGTGATAGAATTGTACAATGGAACAAAACCTAACCCCAGAACAACAGGCAGAAATCATAGCAAATCAAATTATTCAGGCCACCAAAAATAGGATTGTTAATCTATTAAAGCCTCAACTAGATCGTATTGCTGCAGGACACCATCATTTTGACCAAGGGCTTGCTGACGCCATTATTAAAGATATCAGAAACGCATAATAAAGGAGCAGTTTATCCACATGCTCAGGTGGCAGTATGACAATACTGTTACTTACTTGATTTTAATTGCTTTGGGCTTCTTCTCTTCGGGAATGTTTCTTTCCACAAAGATATTAAGAACGCCGTCTGCCATTTCAGCACGATCAACCTCCATATACTCTCCAAGAGCAAAGGTGCGTGTGAACTTTCTGGTTGCAATACCCTTATGTAGGACATTTGTAGAGTCCTCTTCTGTTTTCTCACCCTTGATAATTAAACTTCCATTATCTACAGAAACCTCTACCTCACTCTTGCCAAAACCAGCAAGTGCTAAAGATAGTTTGTAGGTGTCCTCATCAAGTTTTACCACATCATATGGTGGATAGGATTGACGAGTTGCCTCACGGTGGATATTTGAAAGACGGTCTAACTCTCTGTTAAAACCAATAAAAAATGGATCCTTAAATAGATCCAATGCAAATGAACTTACCATGTTTCCTCCTTATTAAGCGAGTTCAATTTGTACCCCCCATTGAGCAGGTACAGTATATTAAACGTAATGGGGCACGGAATTATTCCCGATACCCCATTATGATTTTAATTTTTAAAGTACTTGCTGTGGACTTCCGCCACCGCCAGACTTCTTCTTTGATGGAGCCTTCTTAACGGCAGTCTTCTTTGCTGGAACCTTAATAGCCTTGATTGTATTTTCTAACTCTTTAAGAGTTGACTTCTTACCAAAGGCATTATCGCTTGGGG